ATTTTATAAATCGATGTTCAACATTGGTTCGATGAGTCAAAACGATATCAGGGATAAAGAGGATATGGACCCAATAGACGATCCTCTTGCAGATGAATATTTCGTTCCAATGAACATGATACCGCTTAGCATGGTTCAAGAATATTTGTTGAAAGACAAGGATAAAGCGGCAGAACCGAAGCCAGTAGGCAACACGGGAGGGAATCAACGATGAAGAAATGGTTTGAGATAAAAAACAAAGCTGATAAAGCAGAGATTTGGATCTATGAGCAAATAGGCGAAGATTTCTGGACTGGCGGCGGTATTACGGCAAAGAGTTTTCAAAAAGAATTGGCGACGATTAAAGCAACTCAGATTGATCTACATATAAATTCACCGGGTGGTGAAGTGTTCGATGGAATTACCATTTACAATCTTATTAAACAACATCCGGCAACCGTGACCACATACATTGACGGCCTCGCTGCTTCTATAGCGTCGGTTATTGCACTGGCTGGCGATAAGGTCATTATGGCCGAAAATGCCCTTTACATGATCCATAACCCGTGGGGTTTTGCAATGGGAGATGCCGAAGAAATGAGAAAAACGGCGGACCTTCTCGATAAGGTGGGTGGTTCACTGATTACCGCCTATAACTCAAAGAGCGGAAAACCAGATGATGAAATATCCGCGCTCATGGATGCTGAAACGTGGATGACCGCGCAGGAAGCGAAAGAGTTTGGCTTTGTCGATGATATCAGCGAATTAATGGACTTAGCCGCTTGCGCGAAATTCATACCGGCAATGCAGAAAGCAAAATTTAGGCACATACCGGAGAATCTATCCGGTGATAAAAAGCCGCTTACAGCAAGAGACTTAGAACGCATCCTCCGGGACGGCGGGTGTTCTGAAGCAATGGCAAAGGGGATTCTCACAGAAGGGTACAAGGGCGAACAACGGGACGTTGCGCCCATAGCGGAACAACGGGACGTTGCCGCGCCCATTCCGAAAAAAGACCGAGTTGCCGACTTGTTGATAAAGGCGGAAGTAATGGCACCATCACTTTAAACGAAAGGAGAAAAAACAGATGAAGACAAAAAGTCAATACAAAGAAGACATAAAAGCCTTGATGAAGAAAGCAGGCGATATAGACGCTAAGGCCGTATCAGAAAACCGCGATCTCAACGAGGCAGAACTTGCACTCAAGAATGAGATTCTTGATACAGTCGAGGACTTGCAGAAAACCGTTGCAACACTTGACAGGCAGGATCGAATGGAGGCACTTCTTGAAGCTCCTGAACCCTCGGCAACCGTTCCTAAAGGCAAAATAGAGGTAGGCATTAACCGAGCGTCAAAAGAAAAGTTTTCCAGCCTCGGAGAACAGGCGGCAGCGATACTCAATGCTGGACGGCACAGCGGTAATGTTGACCCGCGCCTTTACAATGCCGCATCTGGACTGAATGAAAGCACACCGTCTGATGGAGGCTTTCTTGTTCAGAAGGATTTTTCCAATGAGCTTCTCCAGGACCTTTTTGCAACGGGCGGATTATGGTCACAGGTGAGAACACGGGTTCCCATTACTGGCAATGCCAATGGTACAAAGATCAATGGCGTTGATGAGACCTCACGTGTCTCCTCTACGTGGGGCGGAATTGTCGTTTACATGGTTGGTGAAGCTGGTCAGATCACAGCATCAAAACCGAAGTTCAGACAGATTGAATTGAACCTCAAGAAACTCGGTGGTCTTTGCTATGCTACGGATGAAAACCTTGATGATTCCGTACAGCTTGAAAGTGTTATTCGCCGGGGATTTAATCAGGGTTTCGGCTTTAAACTTGACGATCTTCTACTGAACGGTGTTGGCGGTGGTGAACCTCTTGGATTCCTTAACGCCGGTTCTTTGGTAACTGTATCGGCAGAAACGGGGCAGAAAGCGTCAACCATCGTAGCGGAAAACGTCATCAAGATGTATTCCCGTATGTTCGCATCAAGTCTGTCAAGCGCCGTTTGGCTTATCAACCAGCAGACTCTCCCGCAGCTTCTTACCATGAGTATCGCAGTAGGTACAGGGGGTATTCCGGTATACTTGCCTCCCGGTAATTCCCTTGTAAATGCCCCCGGTGGTGCTTTAATGGGTCGCCCCGTTTATCCCATTGAGCAGTGTGCAGCCCTCGGCACCATAGGCGATATCGTGTTTGTTGATGTTGCAAACGGATATGTTGTTGCTGAAAAGGGTGGATTAAAAACTGATATGAGCATCCATCTTCGTTTCGATTACGACGAAGCAGTATTCCGTTTCATCCTTCGCGTTGATGGACAGCCGGTACGGGCTACAGCACTGACACCTTATAAGGGTGGGGCAACAGCAACACAGAGCCATTGCATAGCCCTTGCGACACGTAGTTAGCAGCGAATAAAAACCGGGGAGAAATCCCCGGTATACCAAAGGAGGTATTACCATGAGCGGATTCAACATTGCAGAACAAGGACACATAGCGTTCTTAACATTGGGCGCATTTGACATTAACACGGCAGGTTTAACGAGCAACGTAATAAACATGGAAAACTACAGTCACATTTCTTTCATTGTTCGGATGGAAGCGACTGTCAGAGCTGCCTCGGTTGTCACGATCGAGTCATGTAGCGCGATGGGCGGCGGTGGAACTAATACGGCTATCGTGTTTGCTTACTACTGTACTGCGATTGCAAGCACAACGGCCCTCGGTGACGTACTTGGTGCGAGAACAGCCGTTACTGTGGCGGCAACAGGTATTGTTCCTGTAGCTGGTGGTCAGGACAACCTCATGTATGTAATTGAGCTTGAGTCTAACCAGTTGCTTTCGGGTCATGTTGGTTTCAGGATCGTTATTGCTGATCCTAATGCGGCGGCGTTGGCAACGGTTCTCTGTATCCAGAGTGGCGCAAGATACGCCTCTCCACAGAGTCCGACGACAATTAACTAAGTAACTATCGGGACGGTCTGAAAATGGCCGTCCCATTCTAAGGAGGTATTTACAATGGCTGGAAACTTTAACGATTCAACGAGGGAAATGATAGGCAATATGGCCCTCGGTTTAAGGGTAGACAGGGCGGCGGCGGCACTTGCAGCGGCAACTACTCCATTCTTCACCGTAACCGGTCAGATTCAGGTAATGGCCCTTTATGCGGTGGTTACAGTGGCTTCTGGTGCTAATGCGTGTTCGTGGAGTGTCAATCCTACCGATGGAACCACAGTGAAAATATGCGGTGATCTTGACATTAACACGGCCATAGCTGGGGACATTCTCGGAATCACGGGTGTACTCGCAACCGCTATGACTTATGGTGGGGCAGTTGTGGGAATCATGCAGCCCCTTATTATCACCGCGGGAACCATTGATTTTATCGCGGCGGCAGCAGATGGGACAATAAGCGCCCACATTATTTACATACCGTTGTCAACGGGAGCAAACGTGGTGACAGCGTAACAAAGATTACCGTGAGGGCGGGTAAAACCGCCCCACTCTTTACGTGAAGGAGGCGAAAGCCATGAGAAAGTTATCAATAATAGCGATTATCTTTATACTGCTTATGCCGGTAATGGTTTTCGCCGATGGGTCATGTGTTCAAACGCCATATGCTTATTCGATAAGTGGCCCCGTTGTAATTAAGTTTGTCTGTACTGGTGATGCTGGAAACGGTTCTATTCCCACGCAAACAGTTAATGCGGCAAATATGGCACTTGTCCAGTGGACACATTATTTTTATCAGGCCATAGCATATCCGACAAGTGGAGGGACCGCCCCGGATGCGGCAGATGTGGCGGTGTTGATGGGTGGTCAAGATTTGCTCGGCACAAAAGGGGTCAACCTTATCCATGCTACAGCCACACAAGACACATCGCCCTATAGTGCCTTTATGACTTCATATAGATATCCGATGGTAACGAGTGCCATAACCATGACGGTTGCAAATCAGGCCACGATAAGCGCGAATTACACGATTGAGCTTGTTTTTGCGAGGTAACATGCAACGAGTAGTTTTAAAAACTGCGCCCACTTCTGAACCGATCACGCTTAGCCAGCTTAAAATGCACTTGCGTACTGAATCGGCTTCTTTCGCTGACAACTTCGATGAAACACAGTCAATAGCGCCGGGCGTTCATGTTGTAGCCGACAATTACACAACACACGTCGGAACGGGTGTTTCAGTCCTCGGATACTCTGCTATTGTATCCTTTCAATCAGGTACAAATCTGGCAGGCGGGACCGTGGACGTGAAAATCCAGGAGAGCGATGATAACGCCGCATGGACCGATTGGACAGGCGGGGCGTTTACTCAGGTAACAACCGATGGAGCCGGGGCAACGGAACCGGATAACGCCACATATGAGAAAGCCTATACCGGGACAAAAGCATATATCAGGACAGTGGCTAAAGTCTTGGTTGCTAATTGCGAGTTTGGCACAACGATAATCAGGAGTGTTTCAAGCCTTGCTGAAGACGATCTCTTAGATGCGTTGATTACCACGGCGCGGGAAACAGTAGAGGCATGGACACGAAGGGCTTTGTTTACTCAAACATGGTATCTGTACCTTGATTCATTCCCTGGCAAGGACTACATAGAAATACCCTTCGGTAATCTGCAAAGCGTGACATCGATCAAATATAAAGACACGGACGGCACGGAAACCACGATGACCGTTACAACAGATTACCTTGTGGAAACCAACGGTGACCAACATGGACGAATAGTCCTACCATACGGAGTATCGTGGCCGTCCGTAACTCTCTACCCTTCAAATCCTATCACGATTGAATTTGTGTGTGGATGGACGACAACGGCATTAATCCCAAAATCTATTACCACGGCGATGAAATTCTTGATTGCAAAATGGTACGAATCCAGAGGTGAGGACATTGTAGGCAACGTGACAATGTTTGAGGATAAGACAGCAGAGCGTCTTTTAAATACTTGGCGTTTGTGGGGTGAATGGTGAGAATAGGCGATTTGGACAAAAGAATAGATATTCAGGCACCTACGAGGGTATCTGATGGCATGTTTGGCTTCACTGAAACCTTTTCTTTTATTGCAACGTCCATTCCAGCGGCAATATGGCCCATCTCTGCACAGGAAACGATTAAGGCGGGTGAGATGACCAATATCATTAGTCACCGCATAAAAATGCGATATCGGGCAAATATGAGGACTAGTTATCGACTGGTTTACGGGACAAGATATTTTAACATTGTCTCGATTATAAATGTTGGCGAAAAGAACCGATGGTTAGAAATGTTATGTAAGGAGGCGGGTTGATGGCTGTGATAGTAGGAAGGCATGAACTTGAAAAAGAAATATGCGATGCCCTTGGATTAAAACATTGCAGAAAATTGGATATTCATTTTGCCGTCGATGAAATTGCGACCGTCACGGCTGAATTTTTTCCAGAAGTTGACGGAGTAAAACAGTTCCCGGCTATCTTAAAAAAGTTCAGGCTTGAACCTATTGACGATAAAAAGCCAGACGAAGAACATTTTTTTCATACAGGGGGCGTTATCAGGAATAGACCCCTTGCGCCCGATGAAGTACCCGCAATTTTAGAAAAAGGTGATAAGGCGTGAATAATCTTCTTGATGCCCTCTCAGATAAAATTTCTTCTTCAACGGCTCTTTATGCCGATGTAGCCGGGAGAATCTTTCTTGACGAGGCACCCGAAGGCTCACAATTTCCTTATATCGTTATTTCGATCATAAGCGGCGTTCCAGAGGATACTTTCACGGAAAAACTGGATGATATTCTTATTCAGTTTTCACTGTTCTCCATTTCAAAAAGTGTAACCGAGATTGCCGATATGTACGCCGATCTTAAAACACTCTTTGACGGTGCAATGCTCACGATAACGGGTGATACCTGTATATGGTGTGAGAGAACGAACCTTGTAACGATGGTTGAAGAGGTTACAACAAAGGAAGGAACGGCAACGGTGAAAGCATGGCATGTTGACTATTCAATAAAGGTTCAGGACTAAGGAGGGAGCTTGATAAGTATTATAATACCCGTACACAATCAGCAGGAGATAACGGAAGAGTGTTTGAAATCTATCCGGGAATGTACGCAAGGTGAATTTGAAATTGTGA